TTACCTCTAACTCTTTTCTTAAAACATTTTGCATATCAACATCAATATCAGTCAATACTTCATCTGCCAGTTCTACTAATTTAACTTTGTTCATTTTGTTTCTCCTCAAGCTCTGCTTTAGCACAGAATAGATTGTCTTCGCTTCGTTTTAGCATTTGTTTTAGCCACTCGATTTCTTCTTCGTGCTTGGCTATCTTCTTTTTTAATTTTAGTTTATCAATCATTTGGTTCATAATAATATCTCCTCATTCTGTTTTGTTTTGATCCCAATAACATTCTCATACTTACCTTGTTTTTGTAAGACAATCTCTGCTATGTTCTCAAAGGCACCACTGTTTATTAATTCAACAGCCATCCATGGTTGCTTAGGCGATCCCCATTTCTCTGCTATCTTCTTCCACTTACGTACTGCCATGTGGTGTGCAGTAGGATGACCAAACATTAGTGGCATCTTCTTAGGGAAAAATTCATTCTTAACTGTAAAGATCACTTGACAATACTCACTGCCATTTTGTGACTTGGTTACTGTTGCATAGATGTCAGTGACAGGTTTGTATCTGGGCTTTGCCTTCTCTCTCTCATCAGACAAGACAGCCTGTCTCTCTGCCTTAGTTCTCTTAGCAACTTCTTTTTCTTTCTTAGTCTGTAGTTCTTCAAACTTTTTAGATCCTTCAAACTCTTGACCACACTCAATACATTTCTTGGCAGCAGGTAGGTTGATAGCACTACAGTTAGCACAAATCTTTGGATGATACCTAGCTGGAGCTGACTGATCAGGTTGTACTTCATCAAGACAACCATGCCTAGCTAAATTTTCTCCGTAGTCCAGTAGTAGGCAGTTGTCTTTCTCCTCATGCAGTCTCATCCCCCTTCCGCACATCTGAACAAATAAGCCAACGCTCTGTGTTGGTCTAAGCAATGCTATACAGTCAGCCCTGGGTGCATCCCAACCCTCAGTCAGTACACCGACATTACATATAGCATGGATCAAACCATTGTTAAACTTCTCTAATACATCTTCTCTCTTTTGTTTTGGTGTCTCGCCTGTAACACATTCAGCTTCAATCCCATAGGTCTTCAAGCACTGAGTCATCTTCTCTGCATGTAGCACTGACACACAAAAGAATACTGTAGCAGTCCTACCCTTGGTGTAGGCATTGTCGATCCAGTCGTTAACAACTTCAATGATAGTAGTATCAACCATAGCTATCTTCTCTAGCTCTCTCTCCTTGAAGTCTCCGTTCTTAAACTTTAAGCCAACAGATCCTGCATCAATGATCGCATCTTCGCTAACTGCATAAGCAGATAGTCTACATAAGAATCCACTACGGATCAGATCAGGTATTGATACTGAGTAAGACAAACCTTTAAAGAAATGATCTTTACGATTGCCATAGATATAACCTTGTCCCATACGATATGGTGTAGCAGTACAGCCCATAACTTTCATAGGCCTTCTGTCTGATAGGGTTGTTATGATCTTCTTGTACCTGGTATGAGAGCTTGGCGGTACGTTGTGTGCTTCATCTATAATCATATAGTCAAAGCTACCGACAGCATCTAATCTCTTAGGTGATGCTAAGGTATCACGACTGGCAACAAGGATCTGTGAATCAATCTCGTATCTCTTCATGCCTGCGGCCAGCACACCTACTGGTGCATCGGGCCATACCATTTTTAATTTAGTCTCTGCTTGTTCTACTAATTCTTTTCTATGAGCCATGACAAGAAACCTAGCGTTAGGATCTTTGGCTAACACTTCTTTAATGAAGTGAGAAAAGATTATGGTCTTGCCTGCTGCTGTAGGCAAAGCGATCAAAGCATGATCCTCTGCTGGGCGTGTGGCAAACCAGTGGTGTAGGGAATCTATTGCATCCCTTTGGTAGTATCTAAGTTTCAATGTATTGTTTTGTTGTTGTCTTCTTTATCTTCTAACTCAACTCCAGGTATATCCATGTGATCATGTACCATGCTGAGTATTAGTTGTAAGGCTTCTGCCTCTGTATGTGAGAACTTAAATGCTAAATCAATAGCAAACCTAGTCAGCGTAACGATTGCTGATCTTGAATCAAGTTCCCTTAACGACCATTCATCTACACAACTTTGGACATCGTCTATAACTTTGTCGCAAGTTTGTTTATCTAAATATTCTATAACCTTTTCTTCTTCTATCATCTTTAGTATCCACGTTTAGTAATGTTAGTTTAGCTTCTTTGACTTTAGTATCTAACTCAGTGGGTAGACTGTCAAAGTTTTGATCTAAAGAATCTAATAAGGATGTCATTGAATCTATTAAGGCATTCGCTTCTCTTTTATCTATTGTCATATATTTCTCCAAAAATACATTAGGGTATACAATAACCCTAGGTGCGAGGAGTAGCCTTGGTATTAAGACTACTCACTCGAGTTATTTATTTACTCTCTCTCGTAAATAAATTATTTGTCCCAATTAAAATCATCGTCATCAGACTTTGATTCTTCTTTAGGACTTTGCGAAGGAGCTGACTTACTGCTTGTCTCAACTGCAAGAAACTTAGCAATCTTATTCTTGTCATCCCATTTCGTTCCATCTCCCTTTGATCCACCAACTTCTACTTTGACGTTGGCTTTAAAAGGAATGTTCAACATGCTTTCAAGCTGTTCTATACCAAAGGCATTAACATCAGGTTCCATACCCATTGCTCTCCTCCAGTCTCTAAGTCTGCTTATAGAAACATTTAAGCCAGCTCCTGCTAACATAAAAGTCTCCCATATTTTACGACCTGAATGTGAAGGGCCTGTCACATCAAATGTAATATTCAAATAGGCATCTCCCTTAGCACTAGTCTTGTTCTCCCATGTAGTAGCTACAAATTCGTAGTCACCGACTGGCATTAGATCAAACGATCCACCTGTATCCTCGACATCAGTCAAGTTTAAATTAAAATCATCAGACATATTATTCTCCTTTGTTATGTTTTAAAGATTCTTTAAATGCAGTCATGAATGCTGTCCAATCAAGATCCAAGGGAGCGTTCCCTAAATCAACTCGACTCTTGGCATCAAATGCTGCGGTGTATTTATGAAACAACTTACGCTTGCCGTATGACACAGCCCTGGTTGTTTCCTTAAAACCCTGTCCGCTAGTACGAGTTGATACCTCGTAGTTTGCAAACAGGTTGAAGTCTACCCACTCACGTATCATTGCTGATACTTTCTTATGAGTAGCCATCTCCCAACGATCGTAGGGCTCACGCTCTGGATCATTAAAAGTTCTTATGCCTACATGAGATAGTAAGATGATATGCATCTTCTTCTTTTGTAGGGCATCAAACATTCTTAGTAGTCTGCCGAATAACTCAGCAGATTCTGTAAAACCTTTTCCATATCCCATAGACTCAATAGATTTTTGTCCATGAATCTGACATACCTTTTGCTGTACTAATTTCTCAGCCCAGTCTGTTGTGTCGAAGACCACTGTCTTGTAGTCGTGTTCTTCTTCATACAAAGTTTTGATCTGTTGAAGTATGTCGTCATAGCTTTCACATAAAGGAAAGGATGCTGTATCAATATAGTTAGTACCAGCTTCTGTCTTAATAAATATAGGCTTAGGTGCTTGACTTGCAAAGGTAGTCTTACCTATGCCGTCAGTACCCGACAGATTAATCTTAATAGAAGGGATCTGTATCCCTGTGGTTATGCTACTCAACAGACTCATAGTTTTGTACTCCTTGTGAGATCATTTCGTCTGCTATGGTTTCTACATCATCAACGATCATTAATATTTTATTGACCCAAGCTTTGTGTAAACCTGGTGCAACATCTCTTTTGATACGATCACGTATCTCTTGTACTACATCATTGTGTGTAATCATAGTTCCTCCTTCTTAACACTTTTCATTGCATTTTTAATAAGTTCTTTTGCTTCTTTTTTATTAGGTGCACAATCTAATGCCACTTGGGTAAAAAATTTTATCCCTACATAAACCACATGAGTCATTTCAAGATCTTTTGCTTTTTCTGTTACATAATATAGATCATAAAAAAATTGATCGTGTGCCAGTTCTTTTTTTGATTTGCTCATTACTCAGCTCCTTTTAATGGATCAACGAACTGGACGTATGGTCTTTCATTGATCTTGGTTTGTAGTCCCTCTTGGAACTTATCGAAAATATCCTGGTGATTTGCTTCTATCATTTTAGATAGAGCACTGTCTTCCTTATACACAGTTGTGAATGGAAATAACTCATCGGGTATATCATGTTTTACTTGTGCTAAAAAGTTCTGATCCCATGATCTTGTAACTTTATATTGGACTCGTAAATCTTTTGGTATGATACCGTTAAGATGTACACGAGTAGATCCGCCAGTGTTAGAAAGTCTATTGACTTGCTTATGCACATCGGGATGTTTGGTTATTGCAAAGTCCAACGAACTGCTTTGTTCTTTAAGTTCAGCTTGGGCTTCTAGGTTCTTCTTCTTCTCTACCAAAAGTTGCGGTAGGGATAGCTTAGAATAGTCTTTCATATAGTGCTCCTTTTTAAATACAATATAGATATTACTCCTATAAAAAACATTGTCAATACTTTTGTAATAAAATTCTTTACTAATTGTAAAGACTAATGTTAATATAATATCTGGTATGAGTTAATGAGGTTTATATATATTAAACTCCTTACTCAACCCCCTAAAAGAGCATTAACTTGTACCATTCTATATAAGGAGAACTATGGAACTTAAAGATTACATTGTAAAAAGAGGAGAAGACAAACTAGCTAAGGAGTTAGGTGTCTCTATCGACACAGTAAGATCGTGGAGATATGGAACTAGGCAACCCTCTGTCAATCAAGCCAAGAAACTTATCAAAATGACAGGCCATGCTTTAGGTTGGGAAAACATTTATGGATCAGTAGACGAATGCCAATAGAAATAAAACCTAACACAGTCGGACAAGACATAGCCAATGATGAACGTAAAGATATGCTTATGTCATATCATGAAAACTTCTTTCATCTAATACCATGTGGATCTACCAATGATGTCATACCTGAATACTTTAAAACAAGACATCCCTTTGAAGATGATATGGTTTTACAAAAGCGTTGGTCAAAGACACCAAGAGTTAAGTGGGCTGACTATATAACCAAGCAACCTACACTTAATGAAGTTAAGCAATGGTATCTACAATTCCCAGAATGTAACTGGGCTGCA